TACGGGGAACACGAACCGGCTGCCGCCGCCAATCTCCCGTAGTTGCTCCAAAATCCGTGCCTGCTTGGAGACCGCGACCTCCCCTTTACGAAAGGGGCGCTCTACCGACTGAGCTACGTCGGCGTGCTGTGTTTGGGTGCGGGTGTACACATGATCCTGAGCCGCCTACCCGATAGCCGATTCAGCGAGATCCTGCCGCTGTGGGCGGGTGGCACCGCGGTGCTGCTCGGCGGCGGTCCGAGCCTGACCATCGTCCAGGTCGATCGCGTGCGCGCGGCGCACCAGTCAGGTCGCGTGTGCGGCGTGATCGCGGTCAACAACGCCTACCGCGTCGCGCCGTGGGCTGACCTCTGCTATTTCGCCGACGCCCAATGGTGGGAATGGCACCGCGAGATACCAGACTTCCGCGACTTCCGAGGGCAAAAATGCTCCATCGAACACTCGGCCGACAAGATCAAGGACCCGGCGGCACACATCCTGCGCTCGGCCCACGGAAGCGGGCACGGCTTCGGCCTGTCGCGAGATCCGCAAACGATCGTGACCGGGCGGCACGGCGGGTTCCAGGCGCTGAACATTGCGACGCTCGCCGGCGCCAAGACCGTCCTGCTGCTGGGCTATGACGCGCGCGAGCCGCAAGCGGTGGGCGGAAAAACGCACTGGCACGCGGGACATCCGGAGCCCACGGCGGTCGCCGTTTACGCCGAGTACCGGCGTGCCTTTTCCATGGCCGAGGCCGCGCTCATCGAAGCGGGTGTCACGGTCTTGAACTGCTCGCCGGGCTCGGCGATCGACAGCTTCCCGAAGGTGGTTCTACATGGACTTATATAATTTGCCACCCCTGACCCTTCGCGGAATGCACGGCCTGGGCGACGGACTTCACCAGCGCGCCGTGGTCCGCGAGCTGATGCAGAAACACGAGCTTTGGCTGCACACGCCCTGGCCGCAGCTCTATCACGACCTCGAGGGCCTGCACCTTCTTCGGCTCGAACCGACGCTGCGGGCGATGGCGGTGAATCAGGATCGCTGTACGGTACTGTACGGCAACAACCAGCTTCCGCCGCACGGCACGCCGCTCGAAACCGTCGTGTACCCGCCGCTCGATGTCAAGTCGACGGGCTCTGTTCTCGGCGCGATGGCGAAGCACCTGGGCGTGCCGCTCGGCGACTTTCGCATGCCGGTGCCCGAAGCGTGGGTCCATCAGGCGCTTGCCCTGCCCATCGACTGGGACCGGCCGCTGCTGGTCTACAGGCCGCTGGTGGAGCGCAGCGAGTCGCGGGGCTATGCCGTGCGCAACCCGGATCACGAGGCGTACCACGCGTTGTTCTCGGCCATTCGCCAGCGGTTTTTCGTCGTCAGCCTCGCGAGCCTCGCGCCGGGAAACGAGTGGAAGGTCGGCCCGCAGATCACGCCGGATCTCACTTACGAAGGCGGCGAGCTGCAGATCGAGACGATCGCAGCGCTCGTCAGTCTCGCGGACCTCGTGTGGTCGGCGCCGGGGTTCGGCACGGTGCTGGCGCAGGCCGTGTGCACACCGGCGGTCTGCGTTTTCGGCGGCTTCGAGGACGCGCGTTCGTTCTCAGCCGGTGCCCGCTTCTCGCCCTGGCTGGCAGTCGAGCCCGTCCATCCCTGCGCCTGCTGGTCGCATAGTTGCCTGCACTCGAAGGCCATCGACTTGCCGCGTGCGCATGAGCGCATCGCCGCGTTCTTGACCGATCAGGCTGTCGCATGCGCGCATTGATGACCCCTGCCAAGAGCGCGAGCCTCTTGCGCCTGCTCGCGGGCGTGCGCGAGCTGCCCGGCTGCGTCGTCGAACTCGGGGTGTTCGAAGGCGCGACGCTACAGGCGCTCGCCAAAGCGTGCCCGGAGAAGCCCTGCTACGGCATCGACACGTTCAGCGGCCTGCCGGCGGCCGCCTGGCGCGAGGGCGAGATACACAAGCCGGGCGATTTCGCCGCCCAGCTCGAGGACGTCCGCGCCCAGATGCCGAGCAACGTGCTGCTGATTCCCGGCCTCTTTCCTCAGTCCGTGGTCGAACTCAACCCGGATCTGGATTTCTGCTTCGCGCACGTCGACTTCGACTTCGAGCGCAGCACCGAGGACGCGATCACCTGGCTCGGCACGCGCATGGTGCCCGGCGGCCTCATGGTTTTCGACGACTGGCGTTGGGCGAACTGCCCGGGTGTCGAGCGCGCGATCCGCCGCGCGGGGCTCACCGTTGTCGAGTCGGCGCCCTGTCAGTGCTACTGGGAAGCGCCGGGGCGGGAGCGAGTGCATCCCAAACGCATCCCATTTGGGTGACAGGTGTCGGACAGGCGTATGTCATCTGACATACAAACCTGCTGAATTGACCGGCCCGTCCTTCGGCGGGCTTTCTTTTGGGACTCGCTTATGCGCGCTGGCCAGCTCGATCGCGAGATCACCATCGAAAAGAAGTCGGTCACCGCAGACCCCGACTACGGAACAGAACTTGTGTCCTGGACGCCGCTCGCCCTCGAGGGCAGTCCGCCTGTGGCGCAGCGGTTCGCCGCCGAGATCGTGGACACAATGCCCAGCCGCTCCGAGGCCGTGCAACAGGGCTTGTCGGTCGCACGCGATCAAACCCGGATCCGAATTCGGTGGAGGCCCGACGTCAACTCGGCGATGCGCATCATCGTGCACGGCGACACGGACATCGTCTATCAGATCGTCGGCGGCCCTGCCGAGATCCGCGGTCGGCGAGTCATGCTCGAAATGGTCTGCGAGCGGTACTCCTCGTGACGCCAGGCCATCGCGCGTACGCGCCGGACGACAACTTTCTTGCCAAGCCCGGCGGCTACTGGAAACACCAGTCCGGCACCTGGTACGCGAGAACGCCGAGCGGCGAACTAGCGAATCTCGCGCGGCATCAGGTCACGGAACACGAGGACGGCACGATCAGCGTCTCGCCCTCGATCCTCATTTCGTCGCACGACACGAGCTGGCACGGCTTTCTCGAACACGGCAACTGGCGGCGCGTATGACTTGGACCTGCCGGTTGATCGAGAAGCCCGAGCTGGACGAGCGCGGGAACGTGGACATCGAGCGCCGCGCGATCGGCGATATGTGGTTCCTCGACGTGCCGGCCGAGGAGCTGAAAGAGCGGCACCTGTCGGATCAGTATTTCGCGACGAACGCCGGCCGCCAGCCGCTGGTGGTGTTGCTGCCGGGGCGGACTCCGGACAGGAAAACCTACTTCCTCATCGACGGCAAATGCTACTCAGCCGCGCGCGGGTACTACGACGGCTGGCGGGTAAGCGGAAGGCCGCCGCTCATCACCGTGGAGCCGTCGATCAACATCGAGAGCAGCTACCACGGCTTTTTGCGCAACGGCGTTATCAGCGATCCGGTATGAACAACCCTCTGGAGGCACGTATGACGCAACCCTTGACCATCGCACCCGACCTGTGGGCGGGCAAGACCGTGGCCGTACTCGGCAGCGGCCCGAGCATGAACCAGGCGCTCGCCGACTCCGTGCGCAGCCTGCCCCGGATCTGCGCTCGGCGCTCGTCGCGGTTCGCGCCCGATGCCGACATGCTCGTGACCCTTGACGGACCTGCGGACCCCGCGTTCTGGGGCGAGGCGAAGAAGTTCGCCGGCATCGTCGTCGTCGGCCACGAGTACGAGAGCGAGGGCGACGACCACGTGCGGTACGCGAACATGGCCCACGAGCGCATCACGCTCGGAGAAGCGCACATCGTCGAAGTGCGCAACAACGGCCTGGCCGCGATCCGCCTTGCTGCGTCAGGAGGCCCGGCGAAGATCCTGCTGCTCGGGTTCGACCAGGACCTGTACGAGCAGCGCGAGACTGAAAACCCCGGCCGCATCGGACTCGAACAGGGGCTCGACGCACTTATCTCCGAGCTGCAAGTGCGCGGCATCGAGGTCGAACGGCGTACGACGGAGACTGCGGAGCGGGACGCGGCGTGAGCGACGCCGAAGTCCACGTCAAGGGGCTCAAGGAGTTGCAGACGTTCCTCGACACGCTGCCCGCGAAGCTCGAAGCGAACGTCATGCGCACGGCCCTGCGCACGGGCGCGACGCGCGAGCTGCTGCCCGAGGTGCAGGCGATTCTCGTCCAGCAGGGCACGGTAAAGACCGGCGAGCTGATCTCCGGGCTCAAGGTCGTCACGCGCTCGAAGGGTGGTGTCATCACCGCGGCGGTGGTGACGGGCGGCGAGCACGCGTATCTCGCGAAGTGGATCGAGTTCGGGACCAAGGCGCACAACATCGCAGCGAAAACCGGCGGCTGGCTCTCGTTCGGCGGGATCTTCGCCCGGGTCGTCGCGCACCCCGGCATCAAGCCCCGCGCGTTCATGCGCCCGGCGCTCGACGGTCGGGCGACACAGGCGGTAATCGCGGTCGGCGAATACATCAAGACTCGCCTGTCCAAGCAGGGACTGAATACCGCCGGCATCACGGTCGCGGGTGACGAACCATGAGCGGCGTCATCGTCATCGTCGCGCAGTTGAAAGCGAGTGCCGCGATCCTCGCGATCGTGCCCAGCGCCAGGATCATGGCAGGCGACCTGCCGCAGAACACCGTGATGCCCGCGATCTCCGTCATGCAGATCTCAGGCGTGCCGTACAACGCCATGCGGATCAACGAGAAGC